TATAAAAAGAAATAATGATTAATAATAAAAAAATATTATTAATTGGAGGTGCTTTGGTATTAGCATATATTCTTTTAAAAAAGAAAAAAAATACTACAGTTAGTTTAAGAGGAAAAGAAAAGGTAATACAGATATACCCAAGTGATGTTAAACCAATGCCATGGATAGGTGTTCCAAATTCACTTCCTGAAATTAAGATAGATTAAAATGACTAAAGAGAATAAAGAATTATTGTTGATAGGTGGATTTATATTTGTTTTATATACACTTTTTAAGGTGTATGAAAAGAAATATCAATCAGTTCCTGATTCAGTTGTAATTCCAACAGAATTTGAAAATTAAATAACAAACAAAAACTAAGATTATGTACAAGGGTAAAAATTTATTGATTTTATTAGGTGTAGGTGCTGTAGCATACTACTACTTTATGATGAAGAAGAAAAAAGATGCAGTTTCTGCTCCTTCAACTGCTTCAGCTAATTTCACAGGAACAATGGGATATTAATTTTAAAATTTAAAATTTAAAAAAATGTTAAAAGGTAAAAAATTATGGGTTGTATTAGGTGTAGGTGCTGTAGCATACTATTTATTTATGCAAAATAAAAAAAATAAAGCTGCTAAAGTAATTACTGCTCCTGCAACTAACTTCACAGGAGACTTAAATGTTTTAGCAAATCAAAACTTTACAGGAGATTTAGGTGTTCCTGAATACCAAAATGGTAGTGGTCGTTTAGAAGATAGACAAATAAATAGAATAGCAAACGCTAGTCCTGAAAGAGCTGCAAGAATATATGGTAGAATTGCAAGAAGAAGAGGTTTATTATAAAAATTAAGTTATGACTAATACTAAAAAAATATTATTATATGCAGGTGTTGCCGTAGTAGGGTACCAATTATGGAAATACTACAGTAAGCCTAAAAGCGTATTAGTAAAAGGTTCTGATGCTGATACTCCTGAAAAGGTAGAATATAGCACAGGAAAAGAAGGTATGCTAGGTTCTGATGGGTCTTTAGATACAATGATAAATTTAAAGAAGCCTATCTATGTTAGACCTAGAAATTCTATTCCTAATGTATATGATAGAGGTATTGGACAATTTATTAATGCTAGTGGTTGTGATATGAACGCAACAGGATTTGCTGATAACTTATCTTCAGCTTGTAACGCAAAAACAGTAAGAAAAGCACAGGCTACAAGTATTGATATTCCTATTATACCGCAAAACTAAAAAATGAATAAAACAGTAAAATATCTTTTGATTTATGCTGCAGTAGCAGGTGGAGCTTATTTACTTTATAAGCAATATCAAGTTATGCAAAATAAACTAGATGGAGATTCCGCATTAAAAAAGTGGAACGCACAACACAACTAAAAGAAAAACAATGGCAGAAGCGAAAGATATATTGGATAAGGTAAAACAATTAAAATCTAATTCTGAAAGCATGGCCTTAAAGAAAATGAAAGGAACCGTTTCAGGAGCTTTAATTGGTATGGGTGGAGGCTTATTAATAGGATTTACAAGAGGCTATAGCTTAGTCTCTTCTGCATTTGTAGGGGCTATACTTGGTGGTGTAATTTCTCAAGTTTTATTACCTAAACTGAATGACGATAATGAATAATAAGTATATTAAATTTGCAGCTTTAGCTGCTATTGCAGTAGGAGGTTACTTAGTAATTAAAAATTTACTAGGTAAATCAGCTAGTTCTGCTCCTGTTAGCACTACACCTACTTTGCCACCTCAAATAACTTCTCAAGATTTCCCTATTAAAAAAGGAAGTAAAGGGGATAAAGTAAGAGAAATTCAGCAAATTTTATTGGGTATTGATGCTAATGCACTACCTAAATATGGTGCTGATGGAGATTTTGGAAGTGAAACTGAATCAGCTTTATTTAAGTATTTGAATAAAAAGTCAGTAGATAAACAAGATGACATCGTTAATTTAAACGGATTAAAAGATGCTGCACAAGGACAAAACTTACAAAATTCTGTAAATTCTACTAGAATTGCTATCGGTAATCAAGTAATTCAAGATTTGAAATCTAGTGGAAAAAGCCTATATGCAAAAGAGTTCGTAGATGTTATAACGGGAGGTTTGGACTTTTCAGGCAGAGAAATTAATCCAACTTCTAAAACTGTTCTAACTAATGCTTTAATAGTAAATGGGTTCGAAATTAAAGGTACTAGTGTGTTACCGAGTGGGTATTTAAAAATTACTACAAGTAGTGGTGGATTATTAGGTGGATTTATCAAAGTAAGTCCATTTGCTGTCGTAGTAAAATAGTATATTTATATAAAAAATAACCATAAAAATGGAAGTAAATTTAGAAAAAAAGCTTACTGCCAACCAACTTTTTAAAGAATATAAAGACGAGGGAGGCACATTGAATTTTTCAGATTGGTTAACTAGAGAAAAAACTAAAGGTATTTTCCCTATTAATGCTAATCTAAATCAAGAAGTAGGTAGAAAATTAATTGATTTAAAACAAGAAGAAATGAATAAAACAGTTCTTGGATTTCCTGTAAGCACCTTGTTAATAGCAGGTGGAGTAATCATAGTAGCAATAGTTGCTGTTAATGTATTAAAAAAGAAAGCATAATGAAAAAAGATAATTTTATTTGGTGGGCATTAGGTGGAATAGGAGCTCTTGCTCTTTATTATCATTATCAAAATAATAAAACGAAAAGTGTATCTATGCAAGACTTAGTAGTGGATGTTATTAATGAAGAGCAAGATAAGTATAGTACGCCTTTTCAAGCTGAGTACAATATTGTCATGCCTTCTGATTTAGTGTCAAAGAGAGTGAGAGAAAAGGGAGAACAATTAAGAGCAGGTAGATTTGCAATCCAACCTGATAAGGTACAAGCACCCTTATATTTATAAGATGCAGTACAAATTGTGGACAAGATATGAACCTGTAATGGTTAAAGTTGTGGTAAAAACTAATTCTCCACAGCTTATTGTGTTGAAAGCGTTTGACCCAACACAAGCTAATACGGTTTTTATGGAGAGAGAAAAAACCATTGATGGAGTACAAGAGTTGTATGTGAGGATGCCATTATCCCCTAGTTCAACTGCTTTATCAATTTATAATAAAAAAAATGGCAACTTACCAAAAGGTAAGGATAGTTCTTTTGAAGTAGTGGAAATCAAAAAAGAAGATTTGGACATCACTTTGTCTCAAACAAAAATGGACAATTCTTTGGTTAGAAATTTTGTTGCTTTTGCTCAGAAGTTTGCATTTAACGCAGGTTGGATTCAGGCTCCAAAAGATTATGTAAGTAGTGTAGGTGCTTTTAAAATTGAGTATTTACCTTATATAACAAACAACAAAACAAATGAAAAGATGGCTACCCCTGCTCGTATAAGTACCAAGAATGGTCGTATACAAGTATCAAGGGAATCATTTTTACCATTTACTATTCCAATGAGAATGGCAATCTTATTACATGAGTTTAGCCATTATTACTTGAATAGTGATATTTCTAATGAGACTGAAGCTGATTTAAACGGACTTACAATTTATTTAGGATTGGGCTACCCTATCAAAGAGGCCTATTCTGCTTTCATAGATACCTTTATCGGTTATCCAACGGAGCAGAACAAAAGAAGATATGATATAATTAATAGGTTTATAAAAGATTACATTGAAGAATATAAAATAAAAGATGTCTACGCAGTAGGCGAATAAAAATTAAAGTTATGGCAGATAAAGGAGCACTTAGAGTTTATACAGAATTACCATCTTGGGCAAAAGGTGTAGTTGTTGTTGGTGGCTTAGTTGTAGGCTATTTAGCAGTTACTTCTATTTTAAAATCTATTAAAGCTAAAAAAAATAAAGAAGAATCATTAGCTGAAGTTAATAATGCAAATTCTGAATTGAACACTCAAATTCAAACAGGGAAAGGTCCAACTATTGCAAGAAGTACTGCTGAGGTAATGGCTAATGCTATTGTTGCGGCTTCTAATGATTGTGGTACTGAAGAAAAACAAATGTATGCTCAATTTGATAAGGTACAAAATCAAGCTGACATATTATTGTTTGTAGATGTATTTGGATTAAGAAAGAAAGTAAGATGCCCTTTCTCAGATGACCCTAGAGAATCTTTTTGGAGTAATTCTACACCACCAATGTCATTATCTGCTATGATTAATAGTGAATTAGATGCAACTCAAATTGCAACAATAAATAATAAATTAGCAAGTAAAGGAATAACTTATAAATTTTAATATATGGGACTTTTTGATGGACAAAAAAAGAAAGCAAATGATAGCTACTCACAGAAATATCCTTTAAGTGATAGCATATCTAATTTACAAGCTGCTGTAAACGCAGCTAATGTAGAGTTAGTTGGTTTAAGAAATTACCAACCTGAAAAAGGGAGTGATAAAAGAGCTAGACAAAGAAACATTACTGCTTTATCTAATAGAATTATGCAGTTACAAAATAAGATTAAAGATTTAAAAAGTGGAATGAGTGGTAATGATATTTTAAGAATAGCAGCACCATCATTAACTAAATTAAGTGATATTACTAGCAACAAGATATTAAACACAACCCCTTATAGCTTTCAAATACCTACTTATAATACACCAACTTTAACTAGTAACTTATTGGCTACTCCAAAATATGCTCCTGCTAAAACAACTGATGCTAGAGATTTGGCGGATTCAGTAGAAAATGGTCAAGGTCTTCCTGTAGATGGAGAACCAACAGGTACTCAAGGAGATTATCCTCCTCCCTACGGAGTACAAGGCTCAAATACTAAGTCAATTTTATTATATGGAGGTTTAGCAGCAGTATTGGGTTTTACAGCTTATTATATGTTTATAAAGAAAAAATAAAAAAAATGGCATTACCAAAATTAGGACCTACGGGCAAAAAGATAGCGACAGGAGCAGCAGTTGCAGGTGTATTAACACTTGCAGGGATTGGCATATCAAAACAAGCAGAACGAAAAAGAGTTTTGTCTACTGAAGATGAAATGCAGAAAAAATATCCATTTTCTGAAAATTGTCTTGAAATGCAAAAAATTAATAATTCTGCAAAATTGGCTTTGGCTCAAATGGAATCTGAATCAGGTGGAAATGCGGGTACAAAAAGAGTAAGAGCAAGACAAATTGCTGCTTTAAAAGCAAGAATAATTGAAATTGAGAAGTATATACCGAGTTTAGATTGTTCACAAGCAGTTTTAAATCCTGATGCTTTACCACAGGATGCCCCTGCAGCAACATCTAATACAACTAAATATTTGTTATATGGAGTTGCGGGTGTAATTTTGTTAGTGGTATTTTCTAATTTAATGCGTAAAAAAGACTAATTATGGCAATAAAAATATTTGGTACTAATATAACAGGGGGAGAAGCTCAAAGAAAAGAAGCTGCTTCTAATGTTATGTCAGGGAAATATCCTTTGACAAATGATTGTAATTTGATGAAGAGTACTATTGAGGCTGCAAAAGCTGAATTAGCTCAAATTAACGCAAGTAGACCATCTACTGCGGGTGGTAGGCGTATAAAGGCTAGAAATGCAGATGCTTTAAAAGTTTGGGTTAATGAAATGCAAAACTTCTTAAAGGATTTAACATGTGGTATTGTATATACTCCTGAAGGAATTAAGATAACTCCTGTAGCAAGTCCTTCTATAGCTGCTACTGTAATGCCTAGTCCAACTACACCTACGCCAAGTCAATCTGTCATTTTTACACCTGAAGTTGTTAAAAATTACGAACAACCAACACCTAGTCAAGCTATTATTTTTACACCTCAAGTTGTTAAAAATTACGAACAACCAAGTATTAAATGTGCTGATGGTACTTATGATGTAGCTAATGGAGTTAATCCTCCATGTGCAACAAAAGGTGGCGTATACTTACCTAGTTTGCCATTACCTGCACCTGCTCCAACATTACCAAGTGGTCAATCAACAATAATAAGTGCACCTGCACCTGTTTATCAACCATTGCCACAAGCATCTATTCCTCCTCAAACAGATTATGCAAAACTATATGATACTGCAGCTTTAGGTACATCAATAGCTCAATCTAATGGTTCTGCTCCTGCCCCTCTTAATACCCCTGCTACTCAAGATGATACACAAAAATATTTAATGTATGGTGGTATTGCTTTAATTGGTGTTTTAGTATTAAATTCATTAACAAATAGAGATTAAAAATATTAACTATGGCAATAGATATGATTGAAAATAACGATTTAGGTGCTTTAGCCGTAGGAAGGCTTGGGGACTTAAATAATTTTACGGATGAGAATAAAGGCTATAAAAACTTTGCAGGAAATGAAGAAGTTTTCCAAAAAATAGACATAAATGAAGAGTTTGAAAACCTTTTTGGAAGTAAAACATTCAAAAATAATAAAGAAAAGGCGAAAAATGATGCAGAAGCTTTTGTAAAAAAACTACCTAAAACTACTTGTGATGATTTATCAAGTAGCTTAGATAAATTAGCATTATATATTGAAGCTGAAACTAAACAATTAGGATTGGCTAAAGGACATGTAACTGAATACCCGAAAATAAGATTGGGAGTAGCTAGAACTGCAGAGGCTGATATGAAAATGAAACAACAAGATAAGCAATGTATAGCAATAGCTGAAAAAATTCAAAGTGAGCAAAAGAAAGCCGAGCTTATCAAGACCTTAACTAATGTATCTGAAGCTAGTGTACAACAAGCTAAAACAGACCTATTCGGGACCCCTGCAGGGCAGCCTTTGTACGCACCTGCAACAAGTGGTCAGGGAGCATTAGGTTCTGTTCAAAATGCACTTGGTGGTTCTAACAAAAATTTATTAATTTACGGTGGAATTGGAGTAGTTGCTCTAATTCTTTTATTAAGAAGAAACTAATAATGAAGTACTTAAAACCCGCATTGATAATTAGTGGATTAGGCGTAATTGGTTACGCCCTTTTCCGTTATTATAAGAAGCAAATAGACTTTGTAAAAGATATTCAATATACCATATCAGGGTTAAAAATTGTTAACATCGCTAAAGAAGATGTTACGCTTGATATATTTTTAAAAGTTTATAACTCATCTAATGTGGAGGCAAAAGTTACTGAAATTTTCTTAGATGTAATTATGAATGGAACTAAAGTAGGTTCAATTAATGAGTCTAGTGAGTTCACAATTATGCCAACTAAAACAACCGAGGTAAGCTATAAGTTTAGCTTTAACCCTAGCTTAGTTATTAAAAATATTGTTAATATATTGACTTTGACTGTAGCATTGAAAGATGTTGTAATAGTAGCAGATGGATATATGAAGGTTAAGAGTGGTTTCTTATCTACAACTATTCCATTTACATATCAAAACACATTAAAAAATCTTTTAAAAAAATAAGAAATGGGAGCAACTAATATATGGTCTAAAACAATTACTGATGACACACTAACTATATCAGGTACGCAAAATGTTGTTAGAGTATCAATTTTAGCAAGACAAGGACCTGTAAATCTTTTAGGTACAGCAACCTTTAATGGAGTTGCTTCTGATACTGTAATTTTTGCAACAGGACAAGGTGTAACTTTGACTGCAGCATCTACTCAAAATCCTATAGATGGAGTAACAGTAGTCGTTGCGGGTGGTGGAATAGCAGATGTGGTATTATCATATCAATAAAATATTAAAATGAAAAGTACAAATATTATATTATTTTTAGGTTTAGGTGTTGTAGGTTACTACATATATAACAAGACAAAAGGTGGTTCTAAATTAAATGTTAACTCATTAGTAGAAGAAAATTTGTCTAACATTACAAGTAATCTTCCAACTAATATTCCTGTAGCACCTCAACAACCAACTGCACCAACTGCACCTATTCCTATGCCAACTGCAGCACCTGCAACAACAACTAAATATACATATCCTGAAGGAATTGGTAAAGATGGTAAGAAATTTGAATTGAATGACGGGGATTATGTAGCAAACGGGGAAGAAACTGCTATTTTATATCAAGGTAAATTAAGACCTATGACTGCTGCTTATGCTAATAAATTTGCTGCGGGTACATGGGAAAGAACAAAAATTATAGATAATATAGTCTACAGCAGCATACCTAGAGGAGCTGTTTTGGATGTATAAAAAATATTTAAACAAAAAAAAATCATAAAAATGGAAGATTTTATCTTATCGGAAACAAGAACAATTTTTAACAAAGCCATAAAAAGATTCGCAAAAGAAAATAAAAAAGAACAATTAGATGTCTCTTTTCTTTTGAATTTGACCTCTGAACGAGAAGTTGGTTATATGTATTGTCAAGACCATGCTCCATTAAGGGAAACTAATATCAAAGAGATACTAAATGTTAAAGCTTTTGATATGAAGGGATATACTGTTTTAGTTCCCCCTCAAATCAAAAAAATTATTGAGAATTTAGAGGCTCGAATGAGCTCAAATAATATAGAAGTATGTGTTTACCTAGATAGAGAAGACGAGGATGAAGTTCGTTATTTCGTATATCAAGATGGTAAATATATAAAAGAAATTAGTTTACTTGAATTGATTAAATAATTTGTAATGAGTAGTACATTTTTAGGAGGAGATACTTTTAGTTTTATTAGTGGCGGCTCAGGCGGTGGCTCAGGAACAGGTGGTTCTGCGGGTACATCGGGAGTGTCAGGTACTTCAGGTACATCAGGTACTCTTGGTACTAGTGGTATAAGCTATGGCTCTAGTGGAACTAGTGGTGCATCAGGGACTTCAGGTACATCAGGCTCTACAGGTTTAACAGGAACTGCAGGTACAAGTGGTGCTGCAGGTTCTTCAGGGACTTCAGGAAATTCTACTGCAGGTACTGCAGGTTCATCAGGAACTTCAGGTATAACGCCTCAATCAGGAACTAGTGGTTCTGCAGGTACAAGTGGTGCTGCAGGTTCTAGTGGTACATCAGGCTCTTCAGGAAATAATGGCTCTAGTGGTACTTCAGGTGGTGAAGGTTCATCAGGTAGTTCAGGCACTAGTGGTGTTGATGCAACAGCAGGAACTTCAGGTTCTAGCGGTTCTTCGGCATCTTCAGGTTCTAGCGGTACTGCAGGTTCTTCAGGTTCAAGCGGTACAACAGGAACAGATGGTTCTAGTGGCTCTTCGGGTACAGCAGGTGCTGATGGCTCTAGCGGTACTTCAGGTCAAGATGCGACTGCAGGTACAAGTGGTCAAGATGCAACAGCAGGAACAAGTGGCTCTAGTGGTACTTCAGGAACTCATGGCTCTAATGGTACTTCAGGTACATCAGGTTCAGCAGGAACTTCAGCAACTAGTGGGGTGGATGGTACAAGTGGAACAGATGGCTCTAGTGGTACTTCAGGTCAAGATGCAACTGCAGGAACTAGTGGTCAAGATGCAACAGCAGGTACTTCAGGTACTTCGGGAACAAATGGAACTTCAGGTTCAGCAGGAACTTCAGGTTCAGCAGGAACTAGTGGTTCAGCAGGAACTTCAGGAACTTCAGGTTCAGCAGGAACAGCAGGTTTATCAGGAGATAGATATAAAACAACTTCAATTACTGAATTTACTTTAGCAGGTTCAGGACAAATTACAATTACAATTGGTTTAGGACTTGCTTACTCAATAGGACAAGCCGTAACAATCGCATACGATATTAACAACATCCAATTTGGAGATGTTGTATCTTATAACTCAAACACAGGTATATTTGTATTTAATGCAACTACATTCGTTGGTTCGGGTACATATAATTTTTGGACAGTAAACTTATCAGGTTCTGCGGGTGGAGATGGTTCTTCAGGAACATCAGGTTCTTCAGGAACAAATGGTACTTCAGGCTCTACAGGAACAAGTGGTACAAGTGCAAGTTCAGGTTCTAGTGGTACAACAGGAACTGATGGTTCTAGTGGTACTAGTGCAGCAGATGGAACTTCAGGTGTCAATGGAACTTCAGGTACTGATGGTTCAAGCGGTACTTCAGGTACTGATGGCTCTAGTGGTACATCGGGTACAAACGGAACTTCAGGTTCTAGTGGTACAAACGGTACAGACGGAAGCTCAGGAACTTCAGGAACAGACGGTTCAAGCGGAACAAGTGGAACAAACGGAACTTCAGGTACAGATGGTTCAAGTGGAACTAGTGGTACAGATGGTTCAAGCGGAACTAGTGCAACTTCAGGTACAGATGGAAGCTCAGGAACTTCAGGAACTACGGGTACAACAGGAACTTCAGGAAGCTCAGGAACTACGGGTACTAGCGGTACAGATGGTAGTTCAGGCACTACAGGAACTAGCGGTACTTCAGCAAGTTCAGGAACTTCAGGTTCATCAGGTACTAACGGAACTTCAGGTTCTAGTGGTACAGATGGCTCTTCAGGAACTTCAGGTTCATCAGGAACTACAGGTACTGCGGGTACTGCGGGTATTTCAGGAGATAGATATAGAACAGCTTCTACAAGTACAGCTACTTTAGGAGTTGGTGGAGCAATAACTGTTAATACAGGATTGGCTTATTCAGTAGCTCAATCAGTAATAATAGCTTATGATGGTGCAAACTATCAAATATCAGAGGTAATTGCTTATAATTCAGGTAATGGTCAATTAACTTATAGTGCACCTATAGACACAGTAGGTTCAGGTACTTATAGTGCGTGGCAAGTAAACTTAGCGGGTGCATCAGGAGGAGATGGTACTTCAGGTACAAATGGTACTTCAGGTAGCTCAGGTTCAAGTGGCTCTAGTGGCTCTAGCGGAACTTCAGGTTCTAGCGGTACTGATGGTTCAAATGGAACTTCAGGTTCTAGCGGTTCTTCAGGTACAGCAGGTGTTGATGGTACTTCAGGAACAGACGGTTCAAGTGGTACTTCAGGAACTACAGGTACAGATGGTTCTAGTGGAACTTCAGCAACAGCAGGTACTTCAGGTATTGATGCAACAGCAGGAACTTCAGGTTCAAGCGGTACTTCAGGTACTTCAGGTACGACAGGTACAAGCGGAACTTCAGGTTCAAGCGGTACTTCAGGAACTACAGGAACAGACGGTTCAAGTGGAACTAGTGGAATAGATGGTACTTCAGGAACTACAGGAACAGACGGTTCAAGTGGAACTAGTGGAATAGATGGTACTTCAGGTACTGATGGCTCTAACGGTACTTCAGGAACTACAGGAACAGACGGTTCAAGTGGAACTAGTGGAATAGACGGTACTTCAGGTACTGATGGTTCTAGTGGTACAAATGGCTCTTCAGGTACTAGTGGAACTAACGGGTCTAGTGGAACTGCAGGTACTTCAGGAACAAATGGTACAGATGGTAGTTCAGGTACAGCAGGAACAACAGGTACTAGTGGTACTTCAGGTACTTCAGCTTCAAGTGGTTCATCAGGAACAGCAGGTACTTCAGGAACAAATGGTACAGCAGGTACAGCAGGAACTACAGGTACTGATGGTTCAAGTGGAACTAGTGGACAAGATGCTACATCAGGAACAGATGGTTCTTCAGGAACATCAGGAACAACAGGTACAAGTGGTACTTCAGCTACAGATGGTTCTTCAGGAACATCAGGAACAAGTGGTACTTCAGCTACAAGCGGAACTTCAGCTACCGATGGCTCTAGTGGTACAACAGGTACTGATGGCTCTAGTGGTACTTCAGGTCAAAATGCAACAGCAGGAACTAGTGGTTCATCAGGAACTAATGGTACATCAGGTACTTCAGGTTCAGCAGGAACTGCAGGTTTATCAGGAGATAGATATAAGTCAGCTTCAATAAGCACATATTTAATTGGCGGAATAGGTTCATCAGGTACAATAACAATTGGTACAGGTCTACAATGGACAACAGCACAATCTGTATTAATTGCTTATGATGCTGCTAACTATGTTATTGCTGAGGTAAATTCATATTCTTCAGCTACGGGTATAATGACATTTACAGTAGTTGACCCTATTGGTTCAGGTACTTATTCTTCTTGGCAAGTAAACCTTGCGGGTGCTTCAGGAGGAGATGGTACATCAGGTACATCAGGCTCTAGTGGTACGGCTGCAACAGCAGGTACTTCAGGTCAAGATGCAACATCAGGTACTTCAGGTCAGGATGCAACATCAGGTACTTCAGGTAGCTCAGGTACAAGCGGTACTTCAGCATCAAGTGGTAGTTCAGGTACAAGCGGTACTTCAGGTACTTCGGGTACGACAGGTACAAGCGGAACAGATGGCTCATCAGGAACAGCAGGAACTTCAGGTCAAGATGCAACAGCAGGAACTTCAGGTTCAAGCGGTACAACAGGTACTAGCGGTACTTCAGGAACAGCAGGTACAGATGGCTCAAGCGGTACAACAGGTACTAGCGGTACTTCAGGAACAACAGGTACAGATGGCTCAAGCGGTACAACAGGCACTTCAGGTACAAGTGGAACTGCAGGTACAGCAGGTACAACAGGTACTTCTGCAACTTCAGGTGCAACTTCTGTGTATTCAGGTACATCAGGTTCAAGTGAAACATTACCTTTAGCTGAAGCTACTACTACAAGCACTACAACTACAACAACAACAGCAGCTTAAAAAAAACCATAAAAAATTGAAAAAAATATGCCTACATATTCCAATATAACATTTCAAATTCAACCGAATTTATTATTCAAAACGCATGATTTTGTAACTGCAACTAGTCCACCAAATGTATCAATATACGGACAAGTAGTTTCATATAACTCGACAACGGGAGATTTAGTTATTACGCCCTTAACTTATTCAGGGGATGCAGGTTCGTATAATACATGGACAGTTAGTTTAATTGGTTATAATGGTTCTAGCGGTACTTCAGGTACTTCAGGAAACAGTTCAGCAGCAGGGTCTGCAGGTACAAATGGTACTTCAGGTGTTAGTGGGACTAATGGTACTAATGGAACTAACGGTTCTAACGGAACTTCAGGCACATCTGCTTCTTCAGGTTCTGCAGGAACATCTGCATCTTCAGGAACTGCAGGGCAAACAGGTTCAAATGGTACTAGTGGTACTTCAGGTACAAACGCAGTATCAGCAAGAAGCGGTACTTCAGGAACTTCAGGTTCAATTGGAGCTTATGCAAGTGCAGGAGGTTCAGGAATAAGTCGTTCTTCAGGGACATCAGGAACTTCAGGTTCATCGGGCGTTACAGGTCCAACAGGAGCACAAGGTCCAACAGGAGCTGCAGGTGGTCAAGGTCCCGCAGGAGCAAAAGGTACTTCAGGTTCAAGTGGTGCTCAAGGCCCTACAGGAGCACAAGGTCCACAAGGCCCTACAGGTCCACAAGGTATTCAACCTGCTTCAGCTCCTACAGGTGGTCAAGGTGGTACAGGTGCAACAGGTAGTTCAGCAAGTTATAACCAAAACTTAAATGTTGGTGCAGGACCTATAGTATTTGGTACTTTAACAGGAAGCCAATATTTATTTACTTATGGTAGATATTATACAGCAGGAGACCAAGGTAAAGGAATTGCTAGTAATGTTGCTCCTACTTGGCAAGGATTTGGGTTTGGATGGGCAACTAATGCTGCTTTAGGTGGTGTTTATTTCTATAATCCATCTTTAAGAGAATTAAAAAAAGATATTCAGCCCTTTGTAAAATCGGCTATGGATATTTTAAATAGAACAGAAATAGTTAGTTATAAACTTGATTCAGGAGTACATGATGATGTAACTTTAATTGGATTTATTGCAGAAAATACTCCTGCTGAATTAGCAACAGAACAGCATGATAAAATGGATAATACCAATACTTTGAGTGTTATTTTAAAAGCGATACAAGAAATTGACAATAGAATAATAGCTTTACAAAATAAGAAAAATGCCATACGCTAATATAAACATAACAACAACAACAGGATTAGCTTTTGTAACAGGTGATAATGTGCAATTAAGCTATGATGCTGATAATTATATTATTGGAATTGTAGTATCTTATGATTCGTCAACAGGTGCTATGACGGTAACTCCAACAAAATCTGTTGGTAGCGGAACTTATAGTGATTGGATAGTTTCATTAACAGGATTAAGTGGTTCTAGTGGAACTTCAGGTGTAAGCGGTACTTATGGTACAAGTGCTTCATCAGGAACTTCGGGAACGGATGGTAGTTCAGGTACAAGTGCAACAAGTGGCACATCTTCATTATCAGGAACTTCAGGTTCTACAGGTACTTATGGAACTTCAGCTTCAAGTGGTTCTAGTGGACTTTCTCAATTATCAACAGTAAATGGAACTTCAGGTTCATCAGGAACAAGTGGTTCTTCAGGGACATCAGGAACTTCAGGTTCATCGGGTATTGCAAATTTATCAGGTTCATCAGGAACTTCAGGCACAAGTGCTTCTAGTGGAACAAACGGTGCAAGTGGTGGTAGTGGAGTAAGCGGAGTTAATGGTCCACAAGGTCCAACAGGTGCACAAGGTCCACAAGGTCCAACAGGAGTAGCAGGTTCTTCAGGTGTTTCAGGAGTAAATGGTCCAACAGGAGCACAAGGTGGTGCAGGTGGTCAGGGACCAACAGGCCCTCAAGGTCCTTCAAGAACAGGTCCAACAGGTCCAACAGGTCCTACAGGAGCACAAGGTCCTCAAACAGTTTATAATCAGGCTTTGAATACAAATAGTAATGTTTCATTTTATTCTATGGAAGGTGCAGGTCCATTATATGCTCCTATATTTTATGTTGCTGACGGTGCTCAATTTAATGCTGCATTTGACTATTTACCGCATGGTTGGATAGGCGATTCTGCTAATTGGTATACTTATGGTGCGGTGGGTGCTGCTTATTTTTTTGGTACTTCTACTCAAGAGGTAAAAAAGAATATTGAGCCATTTACAAAATCTGCTATAGATATTATTAAGCAAACAGATATAGTATCGTATAAGTATGATTTAGATGATTTAGAACAAAGTGAAATCCCTAAAATAGGATTTATTGCAGATAATACACCAAAAGAATTATCAGGCTCTAAACAAGATATGATGGAGATTAACTCAACTATAGCAATTGCTATAAAAGCAGTTCAAGAATTAGACGAAAAAATTATAAATTTGTAAAATAAATAACAATATTATGGCTATAACTTACCGTTGGGAAATTTTAAGACTTCAAGTACAACCTACTTCTAATGGTAGAGAAAATGTATTATATAGGGTACATTGGAAATTATGGGGAAAAATAGTAGATGAAACAGGAGAGTATGAATCTAGCATAGAAGATGTTACTACTTTAAGATTTAATCCTAATGATGGTTTTTTACCTTTTGAGGAATTAATACAAAATCATAGTTTAATTATTAGATGGGTAGAAGCTAGAGAAAATGAAAGAGGAAGAAATATGGATTGGAGAAAGCAAGAGCTTAATAAATTAGTAATGAAAAAAAAGACTCCAACTATTGTTGATTATAATACAAATGGACAAAAAATAATACCTCTAAATTAATGGCTTATTCTAATATAACACTTACTTGTAGTACAAACCTTAGTTTTAGGACAAATGATTTTGTACAAGTTACTTATGATGAATTAAACTACTTCGTAGGAAGAGTAGTTTCTTATAATGCAGGAACGGGTATTATGGTATTAACTCCTTCTATAAGTGTAGGTAGTGGTACTTTTTCACAATGGACTGTATCTTTAGCTGCAGAGAATGGGACAAACGGAACAAGTAATATTTCAGGAACTAATGGCACAAGTGGTCAACACTCAACAAGCGGAAATTCAGCATCAAGTGGTACTTCAGGAACGAATGGTTCTGCAGGTACTTCAGGATTAAGTGATTTATCAGGCTCAAGTGGTACATCGGGAACAAATGGTTCTGCAGCTACTTCAGGAACATCAGGTACAAATGGAATTAGTAATATTAGTAATATTTCAGGCTCAAATGGTACAGCAGGAACTAATGGTTCTAATGCTACATCAGGTTCAAGTGGTACATCAGGAACTTCAGGCTCAAGCGGTGTAGGTGGTCTTTCAGGAACATCAGGGTCATCAGGTACAAGTGGTGCTCAAGGCCCTACGGGTGCACAAGGTCCACAAGGTCCAACAGGTGCTGCAGGTTCGAATGGTACTTCGGGTTCATCAGGTGTAAATGGTGGTCAAGGTCCCGCAGGTCCAACAGGTCCCGCAGGTGGTCAAGGTCCCGCAGGTTCAGTTATTACAGGCCCTACAGGTCCAACAGGTCCAACAGGCCCCGCAAATAGTAATAATCAAACTTTGAATCAAGCTTCTCCTATGACATTTAATCAATGTTTTTGGAACCAATTATATTATGCAACTCAAGCACAAGCGTATGATGGTCAAGGAGCTAGAAGCAATAGTGGTATTAATTTTATTACAGCTCCAAATGAGTGGAAAAGTACTAATGGAGGAATAGGTTCTCCAAACTTTTTTCCTACATCAACTGAAGAATTAAAATATGATATTCAACCTTTTACTAAATCAGCATTAAATATTCTTAACGCAACTAAAATTGTTAGTTATGAATTTGATATTGATACAATGGAAGGAGAAACTAAATATGGTTTCATTGCAGAAGACACACCTGAAGAAATTGCAGGTACTACCCATGACAGAATTATAATATCTTCAAGTATGGGAGTACTAATAAAAGCCCTTCAAGAATTGGATATTAAATTAAAAGCAAAAGAGGACTTATACTCATAAAAATAAAAAATAAAATTTAAAAAATAACCATGCAAATCCAACCCATCTTTGAAACCGCAGAATGTGATATGGTAAATTATTACTATTTTCAAATCGGTTTAAATCAACAAGAAATAGATAAAGTTTTTAGTTTAGTAGAAAAGTTACCATACCATGAAGCTCTTGTTGCAGGAGAAGGTAAATTTAATAAAGAAATAAGGTCATCTAATGTTAAATGGATTCCAAAAAATGATGGTTTTGGTTGGTTATATTTTAAACTAATGGAATTAGCATCTGAAGCTAATAAAAATAGTTGGAATTTTGATTTATATTCAGTTATAGATAATATTCAATATACAGAATACCATGCTACTCAAGAAGGACATTATGGATGGCATCAAGATATAGGAAATGGGTTAATGTCAAAAAGAAAAGTTTCTATGGTAGTACAACTATCAGACCCTAGTGAGTATGAAGGAGGGGAGTTACAATATTTTAAAGGTGGAAATCCTGAAAATTCAGAATCAATAATGAAAATGAAAGGGCTTACAGTTGTATTCCCTTCATATATGATGCACAGGGTTACACCTATTACTAAAGGAGTAAGAAAGTCTCTAGTGTTATGGTTAGGTGGGGAACATTATAAATAACTAGTATATATCTTTAATTTCTAAGTAGTTAGTCTCATCATTGGAATATCCAATTCCCCCAACCCAAAAAGAATTAAAAGCTAAACTTATTCTAGTTTTATCTCCTTGTACTTCAGGTACACCATGATAAATAGTAGATGGAAATAATACAACATCTCCTGTTTTTACAGGTACATGATATAAATTACTATTAAAAGCATTTGATGTTTCTGTATGAATATGCCATGGGTTTATATCTGTATTTTGAAATTCAATTTGGTCTTTAAATTCAGTTGCTTGTATATATATAACGCCACTTATAACGCTATTTGGATGATAGTGTAAATGATGATGTCCTTTTTTATCGGTATAATTCAACCATGACTGCGTAATTTTTAATTTTACAGAATTTTCATAAGCAGGTGCTATTATTTTATCAACCCATAAATCTAAGCAATCTTGAGAAAATTTTTTAATTTCAATAAAAGCAGGGTTTTCTAAAATCCTTCTATTATTTGAGCTACTATTACCAACGCTATGGCCTTTTTTTTCTGAAAAGACTATATCTAATTCTTCTAATGTAAATTCTCTATTAAAATTAGTTTTTACAATAGGAGTAGGAAATAATGAATGTATCATGTATTGCATACTATAAAGGTTTAAATTGTTTTTGGTTTGGTAAATCTATTTTTAAAAAATTAATTCCTTTCAATGGTCCTTCTATAAAACCGATATTTCCTGAAAAGAAAGAGTTAAAAGCTAAAGAAACTCTGCCATCTGTTTCTATTGTTGGAACGGTATGAGTTAAATTTGATGGGAAAATAATAATATCCCCTGTTTCAACTGATATTGTAAATTGGTTACTATTTATACTATTTTCATTATTAGTTTGTATCTGCCAATTTTCTCCTGAATCCATTTTTGTAAATGTTATTGTATCTTTGTCTTTAGTAGCATTGACATAAAGACATCCACACAAAATGCTATTATGATGAGTATGTGGATGATGAAACTGACCTTTTTTAGTAAAATTAAGCCAAGAATGGGTTATTTTTAAACTAATGTTATTTGGGTTTATTGGGTCATAAACTTGTAACAAATAATCGTTCAAAGCATTTTCGCATAATTTCTTAATATCCAAAAGCTTTTGATTTTCAAGTATATATATATCTTCTGTATTAGATTGATTTTCACGAACTTTGTCTTTAAATGAAAGCATAAAATCAAGCTCTTCTTGAGTAAAAGGCCTATAGATTTTATTCATTGTTATTACGGTTGGGAATATTGGCAATATAAATCCTTTTTCCATAAATTATTGTTGGTTTGGTAATTGAATTTTTAAAAAATTAATTCCTTTCATAGCTCCATCAATGAATCCCAATTCTCCTGAAAAGAAAGAATTAAATGCAAGACTAATTCTAGTGTAGTCATGGTCAGTTTGAGGAACGCTATGTATTAAATTAGATGGGAATAATACTAAATCTCCTGTATGTACAGGTAAAGTAAACTCATTAGAATTAAAAGCATTATAGTTATTAGCTTGTAATTGCCAATTTTCCCCTGTGGCTCTTTTTGTAAAAAAAATACAATCTGATTCTCTTTTAGCATTTATGTACAAGCATCCACTTACAATACTATTATGATGGTAATGTTTATGATGATATTGAGTTTTATCTGTAAAATTTAGCCATGAAATAGTTGATAATAATTTAACATTATTTATGGGATGATATATTTGTTTTAAATAGTCATTTAAAGCTTCATTAATTAATTTTTTTAAATCTGATAATCTTGGGTTTTCTAATACAAAAACATCGTCAGTAGTAATATTGCCTGTGTTTTCACGAACACCATCTTTATATTCTAAAATACAATTTATTTCGTCTTCATTAAATTCTCTATCTATATTATTTAATAATAAACAAGTAGGGAACATTGAAATAATTTCGCCTTTCATATTATCTATTTTGCTTAATTAAATTAATTACTTTTTGAGCACTAATTGATTTATGACACTCAAATTGTCTTGGTGTATCTTCATGCTCAGGACAATAGTTCCAATCGCCTTTATTAAATCTAAATAAAGGATTATGCCAACATCCATGACAAACAGCCTCATTTGTAATTCTAATAGTGTTATGACTAAATTCATGGTCAGCATTGGTAAAATTAGCTATCATAAAGACTTTTTTACGCATAGCCCATGACAACCATCCAAGTCCGCTTGAAAGCCCAATAAAGAACTCAGAATGATGAATTACATTCATTGTGTTTTCCATCGACCTATCTTTTAATAAGTCTATGTTATTTAAGTCTAAAGTATCTTGATTTGAAATTTCAATTACTTTATATCCTTCTGAAACTAGCCAATCTATTAATTCCTGCCAATAATACCAATATTTAAGCTGTGCAGTAGAATGTATTGAAATACAAACATATTTCTGCTCATAAGGCCTCTCTTTTGGGGTAAAATCCAAATTAGGTATCAATTCCTGATAGGGCAAATTAAGTATATTAGTAGCTGATTTCTGTAACGGAATCAATATAGGGTTTACAGGTTCTTTGTTAGTCTCCCAATACCAACCTAACTCAAACATAGCAACTATGTTATTTACAACCTCTCCTCTACCTACAAACTCTAATTCAGGGTATTGATTCTCAAAAAGGAAATTTTTAAAAGTTGATACAACTACTTTACATTGATAATACTTGGCAAATTCAGCACAGTAAGGCATCCAAGCTAAAGTGTCTCCTAAAGCTTTGCTCTCAAAAGATATAAATACTCTTTTACCTTTAATCTCATCTAAAAAGTTAATTTGCTTAATTACTCTTCCTTCATATTTAACCATTACGGCCACATCTGAGAGGTATTTTCTATCTAATCTAGCCCATGAACCTACTTTTAATTTAGTATCATATATGTTCTTAGACTCTTTCCTATTATAGAATGTAATATCGTATTCTCTATTTTTACCTTCGTCATCAGTAATTTCAAAGTAAAGTCCATTTACATGGTGGATGTTGTAAGTTATCATAATTAAAATTCTGTATTAAAAAAGAATGTTTGAAATAATCTTCCTGTTTGTAAATCTCTACCAAAATAATCAAGAGAAGTATGATATAAGTCTCCTCTATATAGAATAAGTCTATTGTATAGGTTACCTATTCTATCTACAAGTTCCCATTGTGTCATATCATAAAAATCTGCAGAAAAATGAGATATTTCTTTTGTTTTTTTCCTAAATAAACCTGTACCTCCTGATAATGGAGCATCAGGTGTTAAATAGCAAACTCCTGCCCAATCTGTACCATCTACATGTAACCATGACCTATTTTCAGCAGTTGTATATTGAAAAGCCCCCGTATATTCATCTACTAGCCAAGTAATATTTCCTGATAATGGTTGAATAGTATCTTCTATAACTTTTTTGATATTATCATTTAAGAATGGTTTAGTTCTAAAACTAGGGAAGTTACCTTTCACTCCAAATTCTTGTGAAAGAGCAAATTCTCTAACTTCATCAACATTGTTATAGAAATCTGATATTATTACTGATTCTACTCTCATAAATTAAATATTTTGATATACATTAACATATTTTTCTCTAATCTTACCTGAATCATAATTTTGAAATTGCTGTACTGCATTATATTTTTTTTCTAACTTTTTACATACATTTAACCAACTATATGAACTTCTCTCTTTAGCCATATTATCAATCATTCTTTCGTAATCGTTCATAACAACCTGAATACCTGCAACTACACTACTATTTGATAATTCATTTATTTTAACTAAACCTGCAATATCCTTACTTCCTTTATATGTAGCCACCATAGGCATACAAACACTAGCAGCCTCAAGTAAAGTCAAATTAGGATGTCCATATTCAAGATTAGATGGATGTAAGAAAATAGTATGGTCTTGAAAAATCTTTAACTTTTCTTCTTCATTTGGATTTGTGTCAATAACAGTCAATTTATCATATTGTAATAAATCTTTGTGTATTTCAAAAAATTTAGTATTAGCATCTGCACCAACTATAGTAATTGGAAGGTTTAACATTTTAGCAGCTTCAATACCATATCTAAAACCCTTTCTGTCTGCTCCATAATCCCCTGCAACTCCATTGTTAGCACACATCAATAGCTTATGTACTACGGGTTCATTTTTAACAGAATAAAATGCTTTAGTTGGTGTATAATAATTAATATCTACGCCATGTGATAAATAAAATAACTTATCTGTATCATCAAAATAGTCAACTACATATTCAGCAGGAGCTAAAGAGAAAATAGATTTTTTCATTGCTTCCAATTGCTCTTTATAGTTACTACTATTTTTCCCATAATGGTAGCTATGATGGTCATGTGTAGAATATACATACTCAATACCCCTTTTATGTGCTTCAATACAAAGGTTTGCCACATGTATGTGAACTATGTCATACATTTTAGGTTGAACATTGTTTAAATATAATAAGTCTACTTCATTTCCTAGTATTCTAAAGTTTTTAGTATACTCATCCATAATTAATTCAGTTGCTCCCCATCCTCTTTGACCTGTCGGTAAAATAGGCAAATTGCTACTTATAACTTGTGCTATTCTCATATAAATTTCTTTTCTTGTTTGTCAATTAATGAAAATCCTTCAGCTTGTGTTGTTAATCTGTTATGCACAATACCAAACTTATGAGGACTTCCGTAAAAAATATGGTTAAAAAACATATCTGCGGCATCCCATTTTTCAGTTCTTAATCTTTCTAAAAGCCATTTTTTAACGCTTTTTGGAAAGCCAATACATTGTAGTCCAATAATATGGTCGGTAATAAATAATAAATCTTGGTCAGGAACAACTTCTCTAACAGGAGATTGTAACCAACCATGTTCCAATGTTTTTACATCCCCAAAAGACATATAACCTATTTTATTATCTTCTATAATTTGATAAGACTTTTCAACTTTCTCTACAAATTCGTGTATAGGCACTTCAATAATACAGTCCCCTTCGCAAACTATAAGAAAATCAATACTGTCATCAAATTCACTCATAATTCCATTTTTAAATGATTCGAAGCATCCGTAATGTGAAGGAGTAAGTGCGGTCCCCAATTCACGAACTTGCTCGTCATTGAAGAGGTCCATTGAAACGCAGTTTGGTCGTTGGCAGTTGTACTTAGGTGGCAAGTCTCCATAGGGGATATTGGTGTGTAAGATATATTCCCACCCGTAGTTGGCCACATGATTGAGGGATTCTCTACTTTTTTGTTCTCTTTCGTCATTTCTAGTTGTTTGTAAGTGAACTAATCTAATTTTAGGTTTTCTATTTTTAATCTTATAATGTCCTGTATGCTCGTATTTATGAAGGGTTTTATCATTTAAAACATGCTTTTCATTTTTATATATTCTATCTCCATCATAAAAATCAAGCTCTACTTCAATTTCACGACCTTTGTATTCAAATTCTTTTTTAAACTCTTTGCTTTTATCAATTTGCCATCTGTATATGAAAAAATCTTGTCCTCCTTCACGCATAGTAATATTAACCTTTCTGCTATCTACATTGTAAGTAAAGAAATAGAACATATAGTTATTAGGCTTTCCTACAATAGGTATAATTGAATAATATTCAGAGTTTGATGCTACACCTAATCCACTATGCTTTAAAAGGGTTTCTTCATCGTTATGCTCAATAAAATATTCTTTTTCTAGGCCTTTTAGTTTTTTAAGTAAATAATCTTCAAGGAAGTTTTGAGCACCAATATTTTGACAAATATTATTGTACTCTTCTGCAGTCCTTACATCATCAAAAGTATTTAAGAAAAAATCAACACTAAAAGCCATTCCATTCGTTTGTATACCTTTCCCAAAAGGAGTGTTCAAGCTACCTAGATAAGCCTTATACATGTATGGTTCTTTTGCATCAATATCAAATGCTTTCTCAATATTTGTTATATCCCTAGGGTCTAAAACAACATCATAAGTAGTATAAAAGAAAGCTTCATATCCTAATGCTTTGGCAGCTTTTGCTCCGTTAAATAGGTTTGTTAATACGGTTAACGATTGATTGCTGTTTTTTAACCCATTAATGTTAATTTCAGCATGGTAGTCATCTGTAAATCTATAAAATCTTGTATAATATGAATGATGAGTCAATGGGTTATGCTCATCGTATATATAGTAGTCAACCATTTTTTGAATATCTTCATCAACAGGGTAATGTGATAAAAGCATAATCTTTCTACCCAATGGCTTTAAGCTATTAATAGTATCTTTTGTAAGTTGTACTCTGCTATCCAAATTAGGCCATGTACCCACAATAATGACTTCTCTTTTGTTATTAGTAGGTTTTGCTTGAGTCAGTTCTATAACTTTGTCAGCATCTTCAGTAAGATTACCTGTTAAATAATGAAAATCTTCATATCCGTTCCATCTGTTTAAATAAACATCTAGGTTATATATTAGCTTAGGTATTTGCTTATACTCTGCAGCTTCTTTTATTACAATAGGGTTTAATTCCTTATTTCCTCGGTCTCCTTTAGAAGGGAAGAAGAAAAGGTCAGCCGCCCTAATAAAGTCCTCTGTATCGCTTCTTTCTCCCCAAATAACGCAGTTTTCGGGCTTATTATCCATCATTGGTTTCCAATAGCTCTCAAAATTACCTGCTTGATTTCCTAAGAAGTGAAACTTTATTTTATAGTCTTTTAGCTTTTCTCCCATTTCAAAGCCGTATTTCTGATTCTTTCTAGGTGTAAATAAGCCTATTATTACCGCATGTTTGTAATCATGCTCAAGTCCTAATTTCTCTCTTGCAATCCTTTTATCTGAAGTTTTAGCATCAATTGGATATTCAATAATCTCTTGAGGTACATTTAAGTGGTCGTACTTCATCATATTATATGGGCTAACAAATACAAACTTGTCAGGCATCCATTTTTTGTTTATGGGGTTAAAACTGCTATCATGCGTAGTTTCTACTATTTTCCAACTTCTTGTTTCTGAATATAAAAAGCTAGACATTTTATCATCCATAAACATTTCAGGAAACTCTTCCATAGATACTACATCAGGATTGAACTGTTGCATAATTTGCATAAGTTCACTATACTTATCTTCTCCTAAAGAATGAAAGTTTTGTTCTCCAACTAAATCAATAATTCTATTCCTTTGAACTACGAAGGCCCAAGCAACAAAAGCATGTTCAATAACTTTAATCTCAAAATCTTCTTTTATTAATGAAATTTTGTTTACTGTAACCTGTGGAGCTCCACCTGTACTTAAATGTGGCGTAATAATTAGTAGCTTTTTTTTCATATCATTTCTATTAATTTATCTAATACTTGTTTTACTGATGGATGACATTCGTAACTTTCTTTATTTTCACAGCATCCTATTAATGGTTGTACACCTTGTATGTTTCCCCATGTTTCAACACCATATTTCATGTTAGAAGCACATTCTAAATTACATCCACCTCTTACATATTCGTATTTATAATCTTGTCTATTGTCTCTATAAGGTATTCTAAATTCAGGCTTTATTGATGAACCTAAATGAATAATTGGAACATCTGTAGTACCTGCTAAATGTAATAATCCGCTATCCATCGTTACAAATGCAGCAGCATTAATCATAAGGTGCCAACAATCAGAAATAGAAGTTTTATTCATTAAATTTAAACCCTTTTCAATCTCAAAATTAAAAACAGGTTTTTGAACATTAAAAAATCCTGTTTCAGAAGAATCCTTTCCAATAGATACTACATCGTACCCCTTATCATTTAATTCTTTTGTTAAATTCATCCAATTTTTAGCAGACCAAGTTCTTGAAGGCCATGTGCTTACAGGATGTATTAAAATGTAAGGTTTTTTAGGTATTTCAAAAGAACATTCTTCAGTTGGTATATAAAAACATTCCATTTCATCTTTGCCAAGCATAAAACCAAGATTGATAGCATGAAATTGTCTAATATCTATTGTGTTATGCTTGTATTCTACGCCCCTTTCATTTTTACTACCGACATTATAAAAAGAATTATGCACTATATAATTGTCTTTAACATATCCCATATCAACGCTAGAAGATTTTATACTTCTTTCCACATAAGGATTATTTTTAAAAACTTCAGGCATTTTTGAAATGACTAATATTTTTGTATCATAAGCTTCACTTATTTTTTTAATAGCAGGAGTTGCACATATTAAGTCTCCTAATCCATTACATTCACTCAATTCTAAACATATATTTTTCATTTATATAATTTTTTCTGTATCATAATTTGGGTCATCCCAAAACTTGTTTGGATTAAATTCTTGAGAAAAGTTTGTAGTTAATACCCATCTTTTTTCATTTGATTGATTTATTTGAGTTCTATGTCTAAGCCATGCAGGGAATATTAAAACATCTCCTGATATTGTAGGTATTTGTTTCCACATCCACATAGGGTCATCATAATAATATTCTCCTTTAACATATTCAAGCGGGTCTTTACATTCAAAAAATCCACCATTCTCAGGCATGTTCAAATAAGAAGCAGCTACCATAAAAGTATTTGAATGATTATGAGCTGTAGTTATACCATCTTTTTCATGTACATTAACCCAACTATTTTTTATTCTATAATCATGAAAGTTTTTTGAATATCCCATGCCCTTTGTCGCAACTTCTGTAACCATAAATTTTAACCAATCAAAATATGGTGTAAATTCTTTAATTTTATGAGGTTGTTTTTTATTTTGATGAGAAGTATGTCCATTAACAACTAATGATAATCCTTGTGGAGTTGTTGAAATTAATTCATGACAAATTGGAGCTAATAAGTCCCAATCAAATTCATAATGTAGTTTATACATATAGCTTGAATGTGGATTTAAAACTGATACTTGATTACTTTCTTTCATAATCTAAATTAAAATTTGTGAGAAAAATTTGTAGTCAATACCCATCTATCCTCATTTGATATATTAGGCTGTGTTCTGTGTTGAAGCCATGAAGGAAAGACCAACACATCATTTGTTTTTGTAGGTAAAGTACTCCAAATATTTTCGTTACTAATTGGCAAATTAGATTTGTGATATTCTAAAGGGTCTTTAGCTTGAAAATAACCACCATTATCGGGCATGTATAAATAAGCAGCTACCACAATAGAATTACAAGCATGATTATGTTCATTAGCTTGAGCATTACTTTTATGAACATTTACATAACTATCGGTAACATAATATCTCATTTGATATTCATTAAAAGCCATTTTGATATTAGCTAAATTATCAACCCATGGCTTCAACCAATCATAATATGGTTTAAAATCTTTTATATTATGAGGTTTAGCAAAGTTTTTTTGTGATGTAGAACGAGCACCTTCATCCACAATAATATCTTCACATATTGGTTTCAAAATATTCCAATCAAATTCAAAATTTAATTTGAATATGAAGGGCTTAAATGGATTAATTATTTCAGCAGATTGCATAATTAAATTTTTTAAAGTACCATTGATGATTTTTATATATCCAATTACAAGCCTCTTTGCCTATGATTTCTTCGGCTTTTGTTTCATTTACAGAGACTTTGCTTTTTATTTTATGACTAGCAAAGTGTAACATGTCGTTTTCTATAGTTGTTTTTTCTACTGATTTGAAATCATGTAAAAAATAAGGAATTTCTAAAAAGTCGTAAATTCTTTTGATTTCACTTTCAGGAGATATACAAAATTCTTCGTACTTTATAAATAACATTTTGCTATCATTTCCCCAAATTATTATTTCTTTTAATCTTTCTAAATTTAAAGCTAAAGGTGGTTTTGTTGACCACTCCACAATTCTTTTTTCCATAGTTGTATTTTTTAATTCATTCCAATTTATGTGGGAGTTTATTTTCAAAAAATCATTTCTATAGTTTTTTTCAAAAGAAGCAAAAATGTCTCTTAAATCCCTTACCATAAATATAATCTTAGGGTCCTCATTATTGATTTGAACTAAATAATCGTAGAAATACCCCCAAGAGAAGTTTTTGTCAACATAATAAGGCTTGTTTGTAATATTAGCAGCATAGGCTTTTAATCCTTCTTTACAAAAACTAGTAAATGCTTTTTTTAAGATTTGTTCTTGAGAAGGGTGCTGATATTGCAAGTTCATTAAGAACTCATTTTTTGCTGAAACTATTATTTCAGTCAAAGCTCCCATAGAAGGGGCATAAATATCATTATTCTGTGCAAGGATATTCTGTAAAAGAGTCGCCCCTGAACGAGGGAGGGATGAATTATAGAAAATCTTTTGCATGGTTATTTTTATTTTATAAAATTAATGTATTTTCTACATATTTTGTATATTTACAATCTAAAATATTTTTATGATAATTGAAATTAGCATCGGAGAAGCATTTGACAGACTTACCATCCTCAAAATTAAATCAGAAAAGATTAAAGATGAGGCCAAACTGACGAATGTCATGAAAGAGTACTACTACCTGCAAAACCTCATGAAGGATGAATTAGAAGTAGATGAGGATAATGAAGATTTTAAAAGATTGTTGGAAATCAATGAAACTTTATGGGAAGTAGAGGATTTATTGAGAGAATTTGAACAAGCAAACTCTTTTGGAGAAGAATTTGTACATTTAGCTAGGTCTGTTTATGTACTAAATGATAAAAGAGCAATAGCTAAAAAAGAGATAAATATGGCCTACGGAAGTCAATTCGTAGAGGAGAAGTCTTATAACCAACTGTAAATCAATATGATAGTAGTTTTTTATGGCCAACCTAGCTCAGGTAAGACTACTTTGGCTAAATTGCTTCAAGAAAGGATTTTCTTACAAAATCAACCAACCCCTGTTATCATAGATGGAGATGAAATTCGTGCTATTTTTAAAGATACTGACTATTCAAAAGAAGGTCGAATAAATAACCTAAGAAGGATTAGTGATATAGCTACTTTTTTGGAAAGTAAGTATAACTTAGTGATTATCAGTGCAGTATATCCTATTCAAGCATCAAGAGAATATTTGGATGGTATGTGTAATAATGTACTTTGGGTTCATTTATTCAATGTTGATTTTAGAGAAAAGCAAGAATTTCATGTAAAAGATTTTGACCTCCCTTATTTTGAAGCTAGAAAGAATTGTTCTATAAATACTACAAATTTTACTCCTGAAATGTGTATTGAGAGAATATTAGATTATATGTCTTTATAAGTAATCATTAAATATTACTCAATTTTTAGTATATAAATCTAAAATTGTACTATTTTTATACTAAATATTTAAGTGTTTATGGCTGCTCCTGCTAAAAAGACAACAACTAGAACTGTAAGCTCAAGTGAAAACTTGACTGTGAGAGTTAATCATATTGAGAAAACTATGATGAAAATTAGTCCTCAAATTGATGAAATTTATAAAGTTATTGTAGGGAATGAAGCTTTTCAACAGGAAGGGTTGATTTCAAGAGTTAAAAAATTAGAAGACCAAAACGAAAAAAGTAATGCTCTTAGAAATAAATTAATGGGTGCATTTGTTGTAGGTGGTGCAGTTTGGACAGTATTATGGGAAATAATTAAAAATAACTTTTTGAAATGATACCTAAAGGAGACCCTAAAGCAATAAATCCTATTCAAAAGATATTTTCTGATGGGGACTTAAAAAAAATAGGTACTGCACAAACAATTGGACAGTTTGCTGAAATAGGGGCTGCTTTGGCAGGGGGTTTTGCTGCTTTAAATGATGCTAAAAAAGCTCAACAGTTTCAAAACTATTTGTCTAATCTTAGCGATGACCAACAACAAGCTTTGATTAATTCAATAGAAAAAGCTAAAACAGAGGAAGAGACTTATAGAATTATTGCTGCTGTTATACAAAATGCACAATCAAAAAGGGTTGAAAACCTTGCAGGTGTGATAGTTAAACAAGAGCAGATAAATAGAAACATTAGAATAGAGAAAATAGTTATTATATCATTATTAGGTTTACTAGCTATAGGTTTAATTTATTCAAGAAAAAAAGATTAATGCAAAACGAAACCATAAAAAGAGAAAATGACCAAAGGATTGATGAATTAGAAGCGGCAATAGTAGATAATTTGGAATTAATAGAATGTCCCGTAGTACATAGATTTACAGATGGAATGTACATAAGGGAAATATCTATGCCAAAAGGTTCTTTGCTAACTAGCAAAATTCATAATTCTAATCATCCATACACTATTTCGAAAGGAGTAGCCTTGGTACAAATTGATGCGGGAGAATGGATTGAGTTAGCGGCCCCTTATACGGGTATAACTTTAGCGGGAACTAGAAGAGTTTTATTTATTGAAGAAGATTGTATTTGGACAACATATCATCCATTAGAAGATATGAAGTTGACTTACAATGATTTGACTGAAGAAGAAAAACAAAACATAGTAGATGAAATTGAAAATGAAATAATAGAACCGCATGTAAACTATCTTACAGGTACTAATATTCATTTAGATTATAAAGAAAAGATTGATAAAAATAAAATTGGATAATTATGGCATGGTTAATGACAGGAGCAGCAGTTGTATCAGCAGGTACCGCAGTAGCGGGTACCATAGCAAGTACAAGAGATTCTAGGTTAAGAACCCAATATGAACAAAATCTAAGTCTTTTAGACTACGACCAAAAAAAGCAATTAAACAATGCTTTGATAAAAGCACAAGATGAAACATCTAGGCAGCAAATATTAGCTAATGCTTTAGGTGGAGTTAGTCAAGCTAGAGTACAAACTTTTGGCAATATTGCATTAGAAAGAGAAAAAACTAACCAAGTTGTAACTATTTTAGGAGTTGTTGCAGGTATTGGTCTTTTAGGTTTCTTATTATTTACAGCTAAAAAATCATAAAATGGAAGTGTTACAAGGACAAATATTTACGCCAAATAAAAAAACTATATTGGCTGATGAGATTAAAATTGAGTTGGAAAATCTAAATAAAGCTATTGCCAAAGGTGGTATCGATGCAGGTCAAAAACAAGCTATAGATTCTAGTAAATTAGCATTACAAAAAGTTCTAACTAGTATATTAACAAAAAGAGGAGTAGTAACTCCTGATGAAACTGATGATGCTTTAAAGAAAATAGATGAAGCTAAAAAAGCAAGACTAAAAAATGATTTTTATGGTAGCATCAAAAAATATGGTTTATATATTGCTATTGCAGTAGCCGCAGGTGTTGGATTATATTATTATACAAAAAAGAGTGCAAAATGAATACAAATGTAAAAAAGCTGTTATTAATTTTTGGTGGTGGATTTTTGCTTTTTTGGGCTTTTAAAAAAATAAAGCCCATTGATGTTAAAAAGAAGACCAATAAAAAAACTGATTCAAATGCTTCTGCTGATGGAAATTCAGAAGAAAAAACAAAAAATGCTAAAATATGTATGAAAGCATTTATAGAAGCAAAAAAAGCAGGAGAATCAAAAGAGTTTTTAGCTGATATGAATAGAGAATTTGCTAAAGAGTATGGCTTAAAAATTATGCCAAATAAAACAGATGGTAGATTATTTGTATCTGACACAGAAGGTAATAAAGTTATATAACTTATTAAAGAATGGCACAAGAACAACCATTAGCATTAACGAAGGAACAATTACTTCAATTTCAGATAGTGAATAATACAAATTTTCCTATTCCTAATGTGCCGTTTCTAACAGCTAATGTTACTTTTAATTCTACTACTCAATATCAATGGGCTTTACCTCCTAATCTTAATATTCCAACAGTAATTACACCTGTAGTAACTATTTTGACTACACCTGCTTTACAAGCAGTCGTTCCTATTGATATTGATACAGCTTTTTCGCCTACTTATGCAGCAATAACTGAATCTATTTCAACTAATAATTATGGAACTAATTTCTTTTATGCTCAATCATCAAATTGTGCTCAAGTTTCTCAAGTAAATACTTATATTGATAGTGATATTGCAGGTAATGCAACAGTTATAGCTTTACCATTTACTTTAGACCCATATCAATCACAATGTGTTGTTTACTACTATCCGCCTGAGAATCTAGTTACTTTTAATGGAACAAGTTCATTAAATTTCACTATGCTTGAAAATACTACATTGAATTTAAAAGTATTTTCTAGTAGTACTTCTCCTTCACAGATATTAGATGAAATTTCAGGATATAAAGATAATGCTTTTACAGAAGTTGAACAAGCATTAGGTACAGATGTATTTACCGATTATTGTAACTATTTAATTGATACCGAATAATGCCAAGTTTTACTATTAATGTTAATGGGGAAAATTATACCGTAGGCTACGATGGAACATTCGATAGCCCACAGGGATTAATTCCTGCATTAAATAATTTAGGCTTTGGTATATTTTGGATAGAACAAATTGGTGGCGTAAATGTATTGACAACTGTAGACGATGATGATGTATGGGGTACTGCTGAAACTAATTCAGACCCAACTACAACAAGTACAACCACAACCACAACAACTACTTTTATTCCTATTCCAAGTACGACTAGTACTACGACTACTACAACAACAGAAGCTCCTACAACTAGTACTACGACTACTACAACAACAGAAGCTCCTACAACTAGTACTACGACTACTACAACAACAGAAGCTCCTACAACTAGTACTACGACTACTACAACAACAGAAGCTCCTACTACAAGTACGACAACAACTACTACAACAGAAGCTCCTACTACAAGTACGACAACAACTACTACAACAGAAGCTCCTACTACAAGTACGACAACAACTACAACTACTATTTGTGCAAATTACATTAATAGTATCATTATTTCTAATGGCTCATATACTGCTGCTAATGGAACTTATACAAGAGATAATCCTTCAGCAGCTTTTACACTAACAGGTGGAAGTGGTTCTATATTCTTTGGTGGAGATGCTTGGTATATTTACAATACTGCAATTGGGAATGTTGCGAGAAATACTTCTGAATTAGGTACAGGAACTTGGGAAGCTTGGCCTGTTGGAAATTCAACAGGAATTACTGCAGAGTATTCTAGTTATATTTGTCCAACAACGACTACGACTACTAGTACTACGACTACTACAACGACTTTATTTGCTCAAACCGTAAATTATGCAAGTAATGCAACTAATGCTTGTTTAAATCCAACAGGTACTCAAAATGTAGTAGGTAATGCTGTAGATTTTTGTAATTGTACAATATTTACTTCAAATGGATTTGCTACACTTCCTGATGGAAATTATGTTTTAGCATATAGCGGTAATACTTTAGATATTAATATTTCAGGATTTCCTACAATAACTGCAACTGTTACGGGTGGAGGATGTAGTGCATGTCCTTTAAGCACCTCTACTACTACAACTAGTACTACTTTACAACAAGTTTGGTATCAATTAACAAATTGTAACGGTGGTGGAACAGTATATACAACAAATTATGATATTGGATATGCTGCCGTAACAGACAGGGTATTTGGTACAGTTTTAGGAGTGCCATCAACATTAGTGGTAGCTAGTGTATTATTCAGCGACCCTTCAGGAACACAAATAGGCATTGTTAATTCAGGTTTGACAGGATGCCCTGCTTCTACTACAACTACTACAACTACTACAACATTACCTCCTGTAACTTTAGATTTAACAGCTACATGTACAGGTCTTACTCAAACTATAACAATAGATAATTTTGCAGGTGGAGATGGAACTACATATTATGCAAACGATACAACTTATGATAATCCTGCATTAGCAGCAGGTGGTGCTACAAGTATAATTGTAGGTGGAACAAGAACTTATACAACTCAACCTAATGGAACAAGATATATTTATGTATTTAGTTCAACTAGAAATACAGTTAAACAAGGCGGACAAGTTGATTGTGTAAGTACTACTACTACTACTACTACAACAACTCAACCTCCTTATACATATTATGTTGCAACAAGATGTGATGTCCCACTATTAGAACAATACTTTAGAACAACAGGTTCATATACTGCAGGAGAATCTGTTAGATATAATGGATATTGTTGGGAAATTCAAGCGGTACAAGGAGCATCAGGAGTAGACCCTGACAGTTCATATATTAATTGTGCAGCTTGTAATGGAGCATTTCCTACTACAACTACCTCAACGACTACCACATCTACAACAGAACCTCCTGTAACTGCTAATATTAGCTCCGTTTGTACAGGAATTACTCAAACTATAACAGTTGATACCTTTGGTGGTGGAGATGGCACTACTTATTTTGCAAATACTACTACTTACCCTGACCCTGTAAGTGCGGCTGCAGGTGCTACAAGTATAATTGTAGGTGGAACAAGAACTTATACAACTCAACCTAACGGAACGAGATATGTTTATATAACATCAGGAACTAGAAATGATATGAAGCAAGGTGGTCAAACTTGTACTACAACTACAACAACAACTCAACCTCCTTATGTATACTATGTTGCAACAAGATGTGATGTCCCACTATTAGAACAATATTTTAGAACAACAGGTACATATACTGCAGGAGAATCTGTTAGATATAATGGATATTGTTGGGAAATTCAAGCGGTACAAGGAGCATCAGGAGTAGACCCTGACAGTTCATATATTAATTGTGCAGCTTGTAATGGAGC